TAAAGGTACTGGATAAGCTTCCTGAAGGCGTGCCTTTCAGTAGTGAGCTTCCAAGCTCTAGCCGTGTGAAGGGCTCCATAATGCCTTGCATTTGGTTTTGCCTTTGTGCGTCTAGCTGTGCTTGGTCTTGCGCCTGACCAACGCGACCTAATTGAGAAAGCATACCAATGTCAGCACGGCCTAGCTCTGACTGCATCCGCCCTACGTCAGCAATTCCTGACGCTGCCTGCCCAAGTCCACCGAACAATTGTGCGGCTTTTTGAGAAGCGCCTACGGCTTGGTCGAAACCTTTTGAAAGAAACTCGCCAACCTTACCAAGTCTACGGCCTTCTTGCTCTGCCGCTTGAATGCCCTGTCTTGAGCCACCAAATGCGCCAGCCTGAACAGACTGCCCTGCTAATTGGTTCTGCCCCATTGCGGCTTGACGATTAATTTCGTCAATAACAGAGCTTTTGTAAGGGTCCATAAATTGTTGTATGCTTTGAGATGGGTCTAGCATACCCAAGCCTTGCGCTATACCAGAGGTGGCTAGCTGCCCTGCTGTCTGCACATAAGGCTGAAACATACCGAAGCCCTGTAAGGCTTCTTGTTGCGCTCTTTGCTGTAGCGGGTCAAGAGCGGCTACTTGATACTGAGGCAAGTTAAGAGGTGAGTCCAGCAACCCTTGTTGGGTTTGTTTTGTAGGGTCGTTGGGGTCAAACTCGCCAAACGCTGTTTGCAGAACGCGCTTCTCTAGGCCTTCTAGATAAGGGGCAAGTCTTTGTACCTGTTCTACGGTTTGAGTAGCCATTACGCTGTCCTCTCAAGATTGTCCATCATATCATACATACGGCCTATACCTTTACGCAAGTTGCCATCGCCCATGCCTTTTACAGCATCACGAGTCATAACAAACTCTCCAGCCATTAGCAGGGCGGGGACGTCATCCTTTGTCCCAGACCCCTCTGAAGGGTCTATACCGCCATTACGGCGCGGGAAGTAAGCCTCTCCACCATCTGCGTATTGCAAAGGCATACCACCAATCCTACCTCCAGGGCCACCCTCTCCAAATGCGCGTCTTTCGAACTCACTTTGAGGAGCTTCTTCATCTTCAGAAAGGAGCTGCGCCAAGACACCAGCAGCAACGCCCTCACCTAGCTTAGAATTCATAAACTTAAACAACATACTATCTTCGTTCATGCCCATTTTTTGAAGAAGGCTCGCGGACATTGTGTCTGCTGCAACGGGGTCTGTTGTTGTGGCAATGTTTTTTGCGGCGTCTTTTGCTATTTTTTGAGCGGCGTCAGCGGGAGTGAGGCCTGTTCTCTTAGCCATATCTGCTACTTGCATAGGGCCAGCATCGTATGTACTGCCGGATAATTGTCCGGGTTTTTGGCCTGCTGCCTGACCGCCCAATAGGTCAAAGCCTCCGCCTAGGGCTGCGGACAAAAGCGCGTCTTTTGGCTTGCCGCCTAAAGCTATACTGCCAACGCCAGAAACCAATGCCTTTTGCAAAAAAGGATTAACTCCCGGCAGCAAGGTCGCACCAATACCGGGGGCAAATGCGCTAAGGGCGGCGGGGGCGGCTACTTTAATTAAATCTTTTAAATTCATTATGAAATACTCACTGTAACGCTGCCTAACGAGCTTTGTACCAAAAAGCTATCGGGGACTGCTGTATCTGCTAGAGAAATTTTAACATCATTTCCCATTCTATACAATGCCCCTGCTTCTAAGCCTGTATCAGAGGTGGGCAAATCGGTAAAAGTAACTTTTGTAGCTCTTTCCTGACCAGGATTACGTTCCTGAGTTATAAAAACTTCAAGCGCTCGCACAAGGCTAGCAAGATAATCTTGGGAATACTCTTCTGGTGCTTCTGGGAGTCGCGGCGGTGGATTTTCTACGGAAGCCATTAGCGCCTCCCATCAGGCCGCAAATCCACCCTAGGTATACCAAGCTTCCAAGCGGTGCCCGCGCCAGAGGACTCGACCTTCAGTGCAAAAGAACGACCACGCAAACGCATGTCTACCTCATTCGTCCACTGCTCCACTGGAGTTGTAGCTGACCTGACAACATTTGCTGTATCAGTTTGATTATAATTCGCGCCGGGATATGTACGAGTCTGCAAAGTAAAATCAACCGTAGGGGTCGCACTTGTAGAGCCCAAAAAGTTTAAATCAGGTATAAGTCTGCGCGTTAACAAGAACTGGTCGCCATCACCAATGTCCATTTGGCTACTTTCTATGTAAGAACCCATAGCCGCGCCATCATCATCATACCCTACTTCGTGGTTGTAGAGATAATTATCTCCGTCAGAATCTTCGCCAGCCGCAATAGGGAACTGGTTGGTTCCGCGACCAATCCAAGCTGTTCTGCCAAGAGAGCCGTAATACCATGCCTTCTCTAAGTAGTTATAAACAACATACCTGTCATTTTCGCCAGCTCCGCTTGCAGATGGGTAGAACCACCAAATTTCACCAAACTCGGCGTTAACGCCAGCCGTGATTTTGTCTCTTTGCTCAAAATTTAAATCAAGAAAAACCTTATCTTTTACGGTGCAAGGTATTTGCTGTGTTTTACCAGAATAAATATAGAAATTATCAAAACCCATCCAGGCCACAAAATCTTCTGTAGCTGCGACTGCATTAGAGGATATAATTGATATATTTGCAGAAAGCTGCTGCATACCAAAAGTAAATGGCGCACCAATGAACTGCATGGAATGCAGAGAGCGGTCAGTCCATATAAGAATTTCTCTTTTTGTTTCGATTGCCCGAACAAATGTACTGCCAGAGCCAAGACGTAAATCACCAGCAGTATTGTCTGACCGAGCTTCCCAATCAGTGAATGACTCTTGGTCGGAAAATCTTACAAGTAAGTTATCTTGAACTGTTGAGCCTTGCGGGTTGCACCCAAACGCTAGCACATGTCTGTCTCTATCTGAAACAAGTATTTGCTTGGCAACTGTTGGCACATTATTAGCTCCAGCAACAGTGCTAATCTCTACCGCTCTCTGCCCTAAACCGCCTGACTTGTCCCAATAAAATATAGAGCCGTCACGAATGTTCATAAGCAAATCTTCGCCAAAATTATCGTGAGTCCATATTCTTAATTCCGCTTGAGGAATAGCGACACTAGCGGCTGCACTTCCCCAACCAGTAAAATCATCGTCAGGGTCTGCGTTGCCTATGGCAAGCAGAACAGTGTCTCCGCTTGTATGAGCTGCCGCGTCTGTTCCATTAACGCCTCTTGTGCAACCCGTTAAGTCATTTGAAGATTTGCCCGAATAACTAATTAGCTCTCCGTTTATAGCCACAGTGCCAGAAGTGGGAAAGCTAGACGCATCAACCAATGTAATGGTGGTGACGCTATCGTTTATAGAGCCATTTAACTGATTAGCTAACGCGCTTGTTGTTGTACCGCCAAAAAGCCCAGCGCCATACCCTGTACCGCCAACACCTACATTTAGACCTGTATTGACTTGATAAGCGCCAACGGTGCTTGAACCGCCATTGCCAGTGTCTGAAGCGCTTGCAACAAATGGAGAAACATTAATTGTGTATGTGTTGGAGTCAACAATAGAAATGATTTGGTGCTCTATGTTTAAAACGGCACCGCCAATATTGCCACCCAGACTAGCCGCGCCGGAAAAGGTAACAAAGTCTCCAGAAACAGCGCCGTTAGCATCGTCAGTAACAGTAATTATAGAAGAGCCATCAGTAGCAGAAAAAGTTACATCTCCCGCAGAGGTAGTCTCCCTAAGAGGCGTTACATCATTGTAAGCCTCACCTTCTTCTATATAATATTTTAGATGAGTGCCAACGCCCAAAAACTGAGAGCCGTCCAACGCGCTCCAGCTATGCAAAGCTCGCGCTGTGCCAAGGTAGCTAGATGAAGAATACTTTTCCCATCCGCCTAATTTTTCAGGAAAGCCTAAATAGAAGCGTACTTTGTCACAATCAAACCAACCGCCCTCGTTAGCGTAAGATGTAACTTCTCTGTTTATGCCGGGTTTAAATTGAAGCTTTGTAAGGGGCATATCAAATCTCTTTAACTTTCGTCAGAGATAACTTCTTCAACCTCTGAACTGCTAATCACCTTTGCATTATGCCCGTTTGCGAAGGATGCCGCAACGCCTAGAATGTTGTTCTCTTTGACCATCTCATTTCTAAAACTTTCAATAGCCGCTCCTGTCTGCCGCGAAACCATTGCATTTTCAATCAAAAGCTTGGGCATCCAAGCCATTGAACAGCCCCAATCATCAATATCCTCGCCCGTCTGAGGGTCTTTACCTCTAATCTGCATAAACCAAGCACATTCAAGTTTTTTACAAGGCTCAAAGTTATTAAGAGGGCAATTATCTTTTACCTCTAGTTTCATTATTCACTATCATCTGACTCAGATGCCGCGTCATGCGCTGCTTGCCAAGTTGATTCTACGCTAGACCACCAGCTAAGAGTGTTCGTTGCTACGTTTTCATCATTTCCTGTGTGTGCGCCAGTTGCCGGATTACCGCGCTCTATTTCACATGTAGCGCCGTCTGGAGATTGCACGGCGCAAACGTCTGACGGCAACCATGTCAAATTCAAGTTGTCATAGAACAAACCATCTTTACCAATTTGGTCTGCATCACCAGAACCGCCATTTATAATTGTCCACTTTGCCATTTAAAGCTCCTTATACTAAGTAATACCAACCAGTAGCTATGTATTTATCACAGCTATAAACAGGGTTTCCCCTATGTGTGTGTGTCCAAGCCGCAGGAAAGAAACATAGCAAACCTTTCTTGGGCTGAACCTTCATGCCATATTCAATAAACTCTGTTTCACCTTCGCCATCTGGAATGTCATTTAAATAAAGTGTCCAAGTTAAATTACGCCAACTTGCCGAATCGTTTCTGGCGTGCTCAGCGTGCCAAGTGTGAAAGCCGCCTTTAGGCGGTGTTTTTTGAACCTTCATAGTTTCTGACATACAACCCTGCATACCAAATCCATTGTAAATTTCTGCATACTTTGGAATGTACTGACGCAATATTTCGTGCATTTCAACAACAAGAGGGTCCTGCATTGCTTGAAAATTAAAAGAGTAATCTCTTCTGCGTTGCTCACCACCATTTGTCTCAGAGCCATTCATAAAGTGCATCGCAACATTTGAGTCATCTTGCGAAGATATGTATTCTTCTAAACGCGCAATAACTCTATCGCAAAAATCATACTGTTCAGTTTGATAGCTTTCTATAAAATTTGGTGTTTTCATCGCCCTTCTAAAAACTCCTTAATCTTTTGTTGCTACAATAACGTCCACATATTTTACGTTAATAGAAGCTGTTGAAGAGGATAAAGTTGAGCCCAAATTACCAACGCCAGGCGCACCAGTTAAAGAACCCGCAAGGTTATGACCGTGGTTGTGAGAACCACCTCCGCCTGTAGAATTAATAACTGAGTTATTATTACCAACATTACCAGCGTAGAATTGTGCACTTTGTGTTGGGCCTGGGTCAGAAACTCTATTTCTAAATCCATGATTGTGAGAAGGAATCTGATTGTTAGAAAGTGTGGTATTGGAAATACTGCCGCTAATTGATACAGCCAAGTTGCCAGCATCCGGTGCACCGTTAACATTAACAGTACCCGATACAGCGGGCGTTGCAAATGCGCTAGTGAAAGCTGTGCTACCGCCCGTTCCAACAGAGCCTGTTACAATACGAACCGCGCTATCATTGTTATTTGAGGTGTCTTTTGTCCACCCTGTAGGAGCGGAAGTTTGCACGAACAATTGTTTGGTTCCAGAAGGAACACCAGCAGCCAAAGTAGCAGTTAGGTCAACAACTGCCGCGCCAGAACCCGCGCCGTCAGCATATACGATTCTTGTTTCGCCGTTGTTTATAGTGACGTTGCTTCCAGAGCCTTGAGTTATAACAACAGACTGCCCAGAATCGTTCTTTGCATAGTAAAGCTTTTGCTGGTCATTTGGAGAAATGGTAACAGTGTTTGTGCCTGAAGGAGAGCCACCAAACACAAGAACCTTATACATGCCGTCTGACAGCGTGCCATCAGTTGTGGTCAATGTATGTGTTGTCCCTGATAGGGATATAGAGCCTACACCGCCGAGAACGCGGTCAATAATATCAAAATTTGTGTTTGTGGTTGTGCCCCAGGTACCTGACTGCTCGCCAGTACCCGGCTTTTCTATGCCACTGTTGCCTGTATATGTACTTGCCATTATGCCGCTACCTCATTCCAATTTGCGTTTTGTGACGGGACAATCCTACCCCATACAATTACACTCGATATATTACCTGACCCCTCTGTCCCCGTCAATGTCAAGACAGAAGTGCCCGTAACACTAACTGAGCCAAGGGCAGATGTTGCACCAAATCCCGTGATTGTAGGCGTTACACTAATAGTAACGGTTTCATCGCCAAGCGCGGATGTCATGCCCGGGACGTTTGTTACGGGCGCACCAGTGTCAGTCTCAATGCCCTCATCCCCAAGAGCAGTTGCCCCAGAAACACCAGTTAGTGTTAAATTGCATGTGCCGACAACAGACTCATCACCAAGACCAACAGAGCCAACCATGCCGTCTTCACCAACAATAGCCCCCGCGCCAACTAACACAGACTCTAAAAGAGTGCTGCCAGAAACGCCTGTCGGGAAAACAACCGCAGTACCTGTAATTGAAGAAGAGCCTAAAAAGGAGTTAATTGCTGGGAGGTTGGGAGTTTCTACCTGACCTACATCAGCAAAAACACCGCCGCCGTATACAAACTCACCCCATGTTCCCTTACCCCAACCCGTGAGACTCTCAACAGTTCCCTCTACGCCAGTGACAGAAACATCTACTGGAATACTAACAACCACAGAGCCGATATGAACTTGATTGTAAAAGCCCGCAGGGAAAGCTCTCGCCCCCTGGAAACCCTGAACCTGACCGACTGAAGAGGTCAGGCCAAATCCAGTTACTGAAAGTGGCGCATCGCCAGATACAGACTCAGAGCCTAGAGTCGATGTTGCTGCGCCTAATGTCGGCTCAACAGTAACATTCTCTAGGCCACCCCAGCCTGTATCTCCCCACGCGCCTTCACTCCAGCCATTAGCAGACATAGTAGCCTACCTTTAGGCAATACGAATGATTGCGCTAGATGCGTTTGCAGTTGGGAATTGAATTGTAAATGTGCCAGATGTTGATGTTTTGTTAGCACCAAAATCCAAAGCCGCAACAGCTTTGTTAGACTGTGAAGAGTTATATATCAAAGCACCACGAGCGGTGATTGTGGCAGTTGTAAAGCTTACATCAGCGAAATCTGTGAACGCAGTTGTGCCTGAATTAGTCGGTGTGACATTTGTTAATGAGCCGCCACCTGTAGCGTATGAACCGCTGGATGCAACTTCACCAGTTGTAGTAAACGCAGTTGTTGTCGCGCCTAGTGTGGCTGTCGTGCTAGACTTACCGCCGCTACCAATCGCGTACAACGCCAACTTAAAAGTGTTGCCACTTGAGTTTGTAAAATTATGCGTACCTGTCAGAAGCTCCGTCTTAAACGAGGTGCACATTGCCTGAGTAATAGCCATTTATATTCTCCTAACAAGGTCAGCCATTTCATTTTGTCCGGCTTTCGCCATCTTCTCAGCGATTGTAGCACGTTCTTCGCGTCTTGCCAATTCTATGTAATGTAAGACCACATTTCTAACATTTTCTTTAAATGCGTTGGCTTGTTCTTTGATTTCTGGAGGCGCGGTATCTGAAACCCTCATTATCTTATCCATAGCTAATTCTGCTATTTGTTCGTTGTTAAGCCCACCCTCATCTGAAGTCATTACATTGACAGAAGAAACATGTATTCCTGACTGCACACTAACCATCTTTTTTCTTCTCCTTATAAGAAATTCCCTCTATGTCATGTCTGCCAATAAGAACAGGCTCTCTTCCGTCCAAAGGCTCTGGGGATGACAGGTCGCTTTCCCCCTCCACCTCTGAAAGTTTTGACTTTCTTGATATCACTAAATTACCATCAACAACTTTCTGAACAAGCGGGTCGTCAAGCCTGTGGTATCCATATATTTTTTCATCTTCGGGAACATTTGTGTCAAGAAGCCCAGAACGCGGCGCAACTTGTATAGCAATTCCGTTGCCAAGAGCCATCGCGCACCAAAACTCTACACATGAGCGACCAGCCTCTGCGAAATGAATGTTTTGTTTGTAACTAAAGTCAACGCCGTACATATGTATTTTGCCAACTTTATGAGCAACCGCGAAAGCTACCGCATATGCAACAGTATTGTTGAAGTAACTAAAAGTAGTCGCGCTTATAACTTCTTCCAGTGGATATTCAACGATTTCTGGAACGCGCTCATCTAAACAGCAAGAATAAATCGGCCCCTTGCTAGAAGTTTCTAACAAAAATTCTTTGGCTATGCCTGTTTGTGTGCCTGCTTTTACATCATCAAGAAAACGAGATGCAGGGTCCATCATAAATGTTCGGTCAACATGGAAAATTCCACCAATACAATTAATTCCCCATATTTCATCAAATTCTTGGGAATTCATTCGCGCATAGACAAAATCAGCAAAACTGCCGCCCAGCGCAACTATGGCAATTGATTTGCCCTTTAAACTTTCATCTAACATAAAACCCTCCTTTTTAAAACGCCCAACAAACAAAAGAGTAACGCACACCAGACTTTACAGGCAAAACACCATGCGGGTACATAAAATTAGATGGAAATATTAAAACATCCCCCTTGTTAAAACTAATTTTGCTGTCCGAAATTAGAAATTCACCCCCTTCAAACGAATCGTTCAAAAGTCCCAAAATGGTCAATATGGGAACACCCTTTCTATTCCCATCAAAAATACTGCGAATATGGTCACAATGAATCGCCATTTGCTTGTCTTCGCGGTACTTATTGAACCTAACTTCTGAAAACCCTTGAACCGCCTTAAACCAAACCACATTTAACAAGTTTAAGTAATTTTGAATGGATTTAGTTACATAATCATGCAATTCCGGCATTTCAGGTATGTCAGAGTAACAAATTTCTAACTCATTTTCGTTTGAGTACCGTGTTTTACTAATTGCGTCATAGAATTCATGTTCAGAATACTCTTCTTCGCTTATGCTTTCTACAACACTGTCGCAAAAGCTAGATGGAAGAGTATTCTGACAATGAATGAAAGAATTTAATGGTAGTTGTAACATAAAGCCCTCCTTATGTTTGTTTTATTCTAACAAGCCCCTGTCTATAAGCATCGTTGTTCTCGCGCCCTTCGCCGTAATTCTTCAGCCTTGATATGCACTCAGCAAACCGCGCTTCATAAGCTTGCATCATGTCGGCCTCACCCTTCATAAACGTGTAGGCCTCTACTAGACAACCATAAAGCAAGCAATCTGGCGCATTTTCGCCCAGCCAAGATGTCCCCGCGCTGCCAGTTATTGAAGCTGGCCTATAGTAGTAATGAAGTTCAACCGCATAGTTAGAATTAGGCGTAGGCGCTAATAAAAAGTTATCTATATCGAATTGAGCATAATACTTTGGAGAGCCAGTTGCTGTTGGGTCAGGCGCAAACTCTTGCAAAAAATTAACATCCTTTTGAAGAAGAAACTCTGTGTTGCCGCTGCCATCGGTATACGATAAGGAAAAAGAAGATAAATAGTCTGATGGAGAGGAAAGATACTTGTCCCCAAGGGTCATGTTAGCATTAACATTTTTTCTAAATAAATCTAAATCAACAAGCTTTAAAATGCGCTCTTCTGTGTTGCGAATGATATTATCTAAATTATTCACAAAAGTAGTTTCGCTGTTTTCAGTGTAGTCCTGAATAGCCTGCTTTAATGTTGTAAGTGTATATGTCATTTTTATACTATCGTTATGTTTCCAACCATGCCGCTATGCACAGTGCACTGGTATACTAAAGAAGTGTCACTTGGCTCATGTGGGACAATGAATTGAGTTAGTCCAGTGGTGCTGTTGTAGTTATCTGTAACTCCTGTCGTAAAAGCGGAGCCTCCAGCCGCAGTTCGTATCTGTAAAGGATGACTACCAACATGGGAGGTGTTATCAATCAGATAAGTGTGACCCTTGTAAAATGTAAAATTAGGGTTATTCCCAGCGGTTGCCCCCGGACCAGAGAATTGATAAGCAGAACCATCTGCTGATGTTGTTGTGTATTTAGTTACAGGACCAGTGGTTTCGTCATTTAATCGTATCCAGTTGCCCCCATGAGCAAAGTATAAACCACCTGTGGCATGAACATGAGCTACAGCCCCATGATAAGTTGATGCGCTTGGCAAATCACTCAAAGCAGCATAATAGAAAACAATCTTGTTTGCTCCAGAACTAACATCAAAAAGGCCATTCGCATCTATGATATCAGTTAGAACGCTAGAACTGTTTCCTAATGCTGCGTAAATCTCATTAAAGTTGTCATTAATCTTATCCGCACCAGCGCGAAGGGTGTCGCCAGTGCCGTCATTTGGGCTTGAGCCAATTCCTACTGTTTGCTTCGCCATTTAACCCTCGTCAAAAGTTCTGTTTGTTGAATCAAGTGTAACACTTGTTGAATCAAAGGTCGATGCCGTTGATACTGGAGTTGATACACTTGCTGTTCCGACACTGCCAGTTGACAATACGCCTGTAGCCGGAACAGGAGTAACCACATCACCGCCAAGCGTCACAGAACCCAACTGAACATTTCCCCTTGGCGTGGAAATGTATTCAAAATTTGTTAAATCAAAGGTTGGAAACTTAACGTCTGCCGAAATTATGTTGTTGGTATCTGGGCGCGGGTTACGCAGCGCTTCTGCGTCTGTCGGCTGATGGCGCGGCTCTAGCTGTGGGTGCTTCGCCTCCCACTCATCTTTACCTACAAGAAAACCTGTCCACTCTCTTCGCATATCCTTCAGGCGGTAGCGAAACCCAGAGCGGTCAGATATTCCATACGCATATTTTCCAGCCGCAAACTTAGGCATTACGTTACCTTATAAAAGCTTAAACTAGGCGCTACATTAAAAGAAGCCCTATCCCTGTCCTCTGCTAAAGCTCTATCAAATTCCTCTTCATACGCGGCCTTTAGCAACTGAATGCGGTCTGGCGCACGCTTCATAGAAAGGTAATAAGCAAGCCCAGCGGCTAAACAAGGGTAGAAGCGAAACGGTACATCAATGGTATTAGTAAATGTGTCAGCGTCATCAATTCTTGTTAGGGCATCATAAAAAATAACATCTGTGCTGTTTTCTGGCGCGGGCCAGACCTTCGCTACTGGTGTTATCTGCCTGTCTATAAAGAACTGCGTAGGACGAGCCTGAGTATCTTTGTTTGGTATATTTAGGTACTCATCACGACTGATTTTCTCCATGCTAATATCCGTGTCGCTTCTGCGAATAACAGCAGACAAAACATCAATTACATCAGCGCCAAGCGTATAATTGTTCGTGCTCTGAACGACATTTATTGTGCGTTGCACAATTGTCCATTGATTTAGCCCTCTATTTGCCCATTCAGCAAACATAAGGTTCATCGAGCGCTTGGCTGTCTTGAGGTCATATCCTGTTTTAACCTCTAAGCCGCAACGCTCGAAAGCCTCTTCAATGTAATCAGATACATCTAGCTCAAAATCAGTGGAGCCTGAAACAGCCATTACTTCTTGACCTTACCGCCGCGCATCATTTTTTTGGCTTTGCCGCCGCCGCGCATCATAGCTGGCTTTTTCTTTGTTGCCATGCCACCACGCATCATTTTTTTAGCTGCGCCGCCGCCCATCATCTTCTTAACTTTTTTCTTCGGTGCCATCTTTAAGTCTCCTGTAAAGATTATCTCTTAATTGGTACAAGGAATTATTGTCATAATAATCCTCGCAAAACTTATAATACCCCTTGTCTCTCAAAAGATTCGAGGCTTCTTGCAGCTTTGTCAAGCGCTGCAAAAATATCATAGCATAAGAATTGTCATCAGTCATCTCAAAGGAATCATTCAGAAATTCGTTGCTCTCTGCTTCTGGGTGAAAACCCATAACAAACATATCGGTGCCGTCATCAGACAAAGTGTCGTTTAAAACATCCAGAAATTCGTACATTTCATCGAGTTCTGGGTACTCAAAGTCAATCAAGATAACAACATCTTTGCTATCATCCCAACCTTTAATTGTTTCAGTTAAAATGTCCCAAGAAGCGCTTCTTTTAAATGTAAAGCCAACGCGGTTTTCAGACCATGCCTTCTTCGCAAACGGACAGGCTGGAAGCCCATTGTAGTTTTCATTAGGCTTTTCTAATGCCTCTTTAGACCAAAGGCGAAGCTCTTGTTTTACTTGCCCCTCCAAAGACATTTTACTTCTTCTTTCGCTTTAAAGACTTAACGCGGCGCGGTTTGCCTGCTGGCTGACCAATACGCTTCTTCTGCGCTACTCTGCTACGCTTTTCGGCAGCCGTCATTTCTTTGGTGGTTTTGGGGGTTTTAGAAGAGACTCTTTTAGAGGGGCGACAATATGGAGTACCCCGTTTTTCACCTTTGCCACGCCCACACGCTTTCCCCGTGCGAACATCCTTCCAGTCCTCTTTGAACCACCTCTTGAGATTAGCTCCAGCTTTTGTTTTTCTAACCGCCATATTCGCCCCATTATGCGTATTGAGTTTTTTTACGCCTATTGCTCATAACAGCGCCACAGCCGCGTGCTACATTTTTATTTTTAGATGGACGCTTTGCTTTGTTAACAACACCGCCGTTTTCCATAGTTACTGCGCCACCAGCGGCCTTTTTCTTTGCCTTATTTCCCCAATTCTTCGCGCCAACCTTACGGCACTTAGCAATTGCACCTGAAGCATAGGCGCTAGGAAATACGCGGTAACGAGCTTGTACTTTTTTATAACAAGCATCTTTTGGCATTTTTTTACTCCCCGGCTTGCTGATTTGCTGGGACATCTGCGAGCGTGATATCGGCAATTTTTTTCTCCGAAATAAATTGTTCCCACATAGGCCTAATCATTTGATAATTAGCGTCAACCTTTGCGTGCGTCTCTGCTAAGTCAACCTTCATATCAACAATACTTATCCCTACCCAGCCAATAAATGGCACAGATAAAGCTGTAAAAAAACCTATTACACCTATCAAAATCTTAACTAGCATTTCCATCTACGCCTCGCCTGTCTCAAACGGCTATTGGGATTTTTAGCTGCTTTAGGAAATTTCTTCATTTGACCAGCGCTTCGAGCGCAGAATGATTTACGGCGTTTTGCCGCCGCAGAACCTTTTTTAACCTTCCCAGTAACAGCCGTTTTTAGCTTGCTTCCTGGGTTGTCTCTGCGATATTTAGCGACACCAGCCTTAGTCATCCCCGCCCCACTTTTAGTGGAGCGGAAATACTTTTTTGTTTTAGGCGGTTGCTTGTCTCTTTTACGAGCCATAGCCAACTCCTTATGACAAGAATATTGTCAATTTGTTGCCCGAACCTGTTAAGGCCGCAACGAAACACCCAGAAGTGGCAAGAATGCCATCATCAGGAATGTTTAGAACGTGATTCCCCGCAGCGAAACTTTGCTGAAGCAAAACCTCTCCTGAAGCGTCACCATTTTTTATGGTAAACGCGCCTGCGGCGGCACCAAACATAACAACCTGACGAATGCGAGAGCGTGCTGCCCCTACAACCGCTGGGGTGTCACCTTGGTCGAAATTAAAGGCTTTTACTGGACCAGCCATTTAAGCCTCCTTATTCTACGCCATCATTTGACATTGCGTATGTTAAGATTCCTGTCCATGTGCCGCCAGTAGCCGCTGAAGAGC